ATTGATGTAATGATGCTGTTTACGTTAGCGTATTTATTTGTTGTTATATTTTTATTTGTTGATTCATTCATCTTTGTAGGCCGCATAAAAGCCCCATGTGTTGAAGGATTTGAAACGAAGTCCCAACAAATTAATTCAAAATCTTCTTGTACTTCTACTACGCCTTCATTACGTAATTCTTTAACAGAACCTAATCCTCTACTAGATATACCTAATGTAATACCAGCTTTAAAAAGTGATTTTAAAATATTACCTGACGGGGTATCTAAAATTTGAACAGCTCCGCATAAATCATCACCTTTCCACCATATTTTTAAAACATTATGTGAAACGTTATTCAAGTTAACAACAGATGATTCTGGATGATCTAATTCTCCTAATGCTCTATGTTGATCAATATATTCTTTTTGATATCGATTACATTCTCGTTCTAAAATACGTTTAGGATATACTCTTCCATTTTGATTTTTTGCACCTGCTCTTTGTAAAACTCCTTGCACAACAAAACCGCCAGGTATTCCATATGCAGCACCAGATTGTTCATTTAATGAACCTACAGGCTTAAATGGCATATATTCTACTATTAACGCTTTTGACATATTATTCTCCTAATGCTCTTACTCGTTCTGAAATTTTTATTAATCGTTCTGAAATTGTATTCAATGCTTTTTTTGTTGCAGGTCCATATGCTTCTGATGTAACTCCGGATTCTGTTTTTAAACGAGAATTATATTTTACCATAGTTTCAATTTCTCGAAGTTTTGTAGCAATTTCTTGAATAGTTCGTTTTACTTTACTAGAAGGTTTATCATCACCTTTTTTAAAATTACGATATGACTCTATAAGTTGTTCGTATTTCGATTCCATCATTTCATGAACTTGATTTCTTTTTTTGATTCCAGACCAATCATATTCTACATCAAAATCTTCATGCATATCTGCAGGTTTATCATCAAATTTTTTATATTTTTTTGCAAATGGAACAGATGGATATTGATATTTTGCATGTTGCCATTTGACATCATCAGAATATGCAAATTTATCCATATATTCTTCTTGATCTGATTCAGGCCGTTGTGATTGGCCAGGTTTATATGTTGCAGGAGTTCGAACAGATTCATGAACTCGTTCATAACCTAACACCTCAACCGTATCATCATCTGCTGGGGAGAATGCATTTGGTGTCATATATCCGCCTGCTCCAGCGGAAGTTGAAGCTTCTTCTAATTCTTCTTCTGCTAATTCATTATTTGCAATATCATCAATGATTTCATCAGTTTTATCGATAGCTTCAAATGCTTCTTCTATTTGTTGTAAGAATGTTTTCATTTGTGTATCTCATTTAATTCATCAACTAAATCCATATATCTCATTAAGTTTAATATATGAGATTCTCTTAATCGTTTTATTGTTTCTACATTGCAAAGCATTTCTGAAAGTTTTTCAACTTTAATTTTTACAACTTTATCTGTAATATGTTTTGAATGTTCAAAAAGTTGTTTTTTAATTTTAGGTATAACTTTTTGTACATAACTACGTAATGCTTCAGTGTCATTAACGTGTGTAATATATTTGTTTAATAGCTGTTTTTGAGATTCAGATAAGACTTCAGAATATGTACTATTAAATTTATCAACAAGTAATTTATATGTTAATAAACGAACATCTTTTGGTTGTTTTGAAAATGTTTCTAGTATTGGATCTTTTGGTTGAGTTTGTTTTGATTTTGGTAATGCATGTTCTAATAGAACTGTTTTACATTGCATCAATTGTTTTGGATTATCTGTTTCTTCATATTCAAATAACATGTAAATTGAAGCTAACTCTTTATAGTTATTTATATGAATTTTTGACATATTTTCAAAAACAAAATTTTCAGATATTTCTTTAACTAAATTATATTTTTGACGATTTAAAACAGTTCGATTAAGTTTTTTATGAGTATCTTTAACCGTACGTATAAAATCTAAAGCTCGAGCTTCCGATTTATGCTGTTCTTTAATCAATGCATTATATAATTGTAATTCTTTTGATAACTCAGTATTTTTACCAAAATATTTTTTTATGATATCAATAGTTGTAGATTTATCTGAAGTTAATGTTTCTGAAGTTAGTTTACGAACTAACATTTCAAACAATATGCCGGTGTTTTTGTATTTTGAATGTTTTAATTTTTTCATATCCAATATGATATTTTTAAAATAAATATGTTACAAAATATTATTCTCATCTAATAAAGTTCCAGTATCATTATCAGTTTCTTTATTAGGCGTAATTGATTCTAATATTATTTTAGGTGATTTATCAAATTTTGAATTTTTTTGCATAATTTTTAAAACATTCTCTTGAGCTAAATCTAATTTTCGTTCACGCGATGGGTTTGGTAAAAATGCAGATTTTTGATTTTCAGAATCAAAATCTTGATCAATTTGTTTTTTACCTATAGGATCCCATCCAAACGCATTTTTATGTTGACCAAATTTAATGCCTTCTTTCGGACGACCTCCTTTATCTTTTTCTTCAACTTCGTCTGAACTCATATGCATTGATGCTAAGTCGTGTGGCGTTCCATATGAAACTCCTGTTACTGCTGGATCATTTCCTTCTTGTTCAAGTTGATTTTGTCGGAATCTAAGTTTTAAATCTTCAATAACATTTGTACGTTCTTGCAACCATTGGTCTTCGGACATATTAAATATAAATTCATATATGTATTTATCAGAAACTAATTTGCTATCTTTCATTGATGTTGCTAATGTCATTTTTTCAGTCATTAATGCAACTTTTTGTTGATCATAAACAATTGAAGGTGCTGTTAATTCTAATTCAAATCCAACTAGATCCGCACCATCATACCCTTGTGCATATAAATGTATGATTGCAATTTTATGAAGTTCTGAAACAACTATTTTTTGTATTCGTTCAATTGTTCTAGCAAAACGAATATCCATGGATGCTAATGTAGTTTTACCTTCTACTGCCTCTGCATATCCTAAAAATGGTTTAGGAATTTTAAGTGCAGCCATCATTTTGTCTTTTACGTAATTAATATCATCAATACCTGTGAAAGTCATACCCGGTAATGTGTCAATTGATGTTTGTGAACTACCTCCTCGAACTGGCAAATAATAATCTTCCAACATGTTGTTGAGATTAAATTTTAAATTGTAATTACCAGTTTGTTGATCAACGTGAGGAATTTTTTTCATTTTATTGATAACTTGTTCCATGAATGTATCTACTTCATTTGGCGGAATATTACCAATATCAATTTTAAAAATTCTTTTTTCTGGTGCGCGCATTATTCTGTGAATAAGCATTGCATCTTCAAGCATTGTCAATTTTTGAAATTCTTTACGTCCTCCTTCTAACATTGATTTACCATATGGTAAAAAGTTAGAATCAGATAACATACGGAAATGTGCAATTTCAAAAACATCATACATTAAATTAGGACTAGAAGCATGACGAAATTTAATTTTATATTCTCCAGTATCTTCATCAAATTCTTCCCAACGTTCTACTTCATAACTAGAAAATGGACGTGCATTAATTATTCCTAATTCTTCTGCAATATCTAGTTTTAAAAAGAAATCGCCATATTTAGTTAAATTTCTAATCCATGGCCAAAGATTAAATTCAATATTTAAAACATCATAAAATAAATTATAAAGTATTTTTTGTATGTTCGAATTTCCAGCTTTAATAGTTAAAACATCTCCGAATTGATCTGCTAGAGTTGATTCATCTGCATAAATATCTAATGCCGCACTTATAATAGGATCTTTATCCATCATTTCATAGTCAGTATATAACTGCATACGATTTTGATGCATATAATAGTTAGAATCATATCCGCCCATTCCTCCTACTCGATGTCGATTAGAACCATGTAAACGAGTATATCTATCAGCAACTTTTGTTTGATTTAGATTACCAAAAGATTGTAAACGATTAGTATCTACTACTTTGATACGATCTTTACCATATGCACGTACAATTACATTGGTAGCAAATAAATTCTGTAGTCGTTTTCTTAATGATGCCATATTTTTTTAATATAAATATAACTAATTAAAGAACCAAGC